TTGTTATTGATGATAATGAATAACAATACGAGAAAGAAAAAGGACCAATACTTGTAACTGTATTAGGTATTGTAATAGATGATAATGAAGAACAACGCGAGAAAGTATAATTACCAATACTTGTAACTCCATTAGGAATAGTAATAGATTGTAATGAATAACATTGATAGAAAGCATAAGTACCAATAGTAGTAACTGAATCAGGTATTGTAATAGATTGTAATGAATAACAACCGTTGAAAGCATAAGTACCACCAATACTTGTAACTGTATTAGGTATTGTTATTGATGATAATGAATAACAATACTGGAAAGAAAAAGGACCAATAGTAGTAACTCCTGTACCAATTTCAATTTTTTGAATAGAATTATTATAGGCTATATCAGGTGAATTTGCATTATTATTTCCATTCCATAATATTGTTGACACTGCTATGGAAGAAGATTGTAATATGAAACTGCCAGTTGTTACTGTTATAGCAATTACATAATCTCCATCAGTTGCATAATTATGTCTTTCACTTTTGTAATCAGCATTTGTAGTAGTAAATGTACTATGAGCTCCGTCGCCCCAGTCAATATCAAGTTCACTGTTAGCATTAAGATATAATTGTAAAATAGGAGAGATTCTACCTTCAGTGAGAGTAATATAGATTCGAGTCTTTCCATCGGAAGTTATATACTGCTGTCCAATATTTAATGACTCGTATTCAGCTACATATGTTTTAGCAGCTGACAGGTCCCAGTTCCATCCTTGTGAGATTAATCCATCATGAGTAGGATTATCAGGCATACTTTCAAGACTTCTAAACTGAGCACTTGACATACTTTTTACAATAGTACCATCGTAATCATAGAAATTAACAGTTCCTTTTGCTACAATAGGTTCTGGGTCAACACCAGTTGGTATAGTGCTAATATCAGTCGGAAACTCTTCTAAACCGTCACCACTTCCAACCATACCACCTTTAGCAGTAATAGCATTAGCAATTGCAGTTTTAGCAGCTAGCAATCTAGCGAGATTTTCAGCTATTGTATTTGGCATATTATAACACTCCTTCCAATACGGTATTTATGTCTCCAATCAACTATCTTAATTCTTCTATATCTGAATTTATATCAGTAATAGCCAATTGAATATTTGTAATATTTGTAGCGTTTGTGCCTATTTGTAACACGTCATTTGCTGTAATACCACTATTCATAGCTTCAAGCTACTTGCTGGTTGGAGTGAAACCTCCGCCACCACCGCCTCCACCACCTGTGGAATTATTAAAAGGATTAAACATACCTTGCATATTCATTTTCATCCACCTCCATTAAGGAACATAGTAAATATTGCCGCTAAATGGCGCGTCAAAAACAAGGCTATATATGTAGCTACCTCTTTCTCCATTAAAAGGAGTGATAAAACTACCGCAAGAAGGAACTTCAAGCTTGTTATCAGGATTGTTTAAGCTAAAAGATGTTCCCGCTGTCGCCTCAAAGCCAATAAAGCGGAATGGAGTGTGGGTTATAATTCCTTTTGTCCTAAGTTCCTACTTAATTAAGTCAATAACATTAGTACCAGCAGGAATTGCCGCTGTGGGTTTATACATTCTGTAATCCATAAAATCGCCTCCTTATAGAACTTCTGTTCCATATTCATTAAATATCTCTTTTACTCTACTCATTTCCTCAGGATTGTCAATTAATATTTTAATTGTATCCCCTTGTAAGAATCTTGCTGATAAGACTCCTATTGTAGACCTACCATTAATTCTTCTCTCATATTCCTTATATAAAAATACAGAAGTCTTTAATTCATTTAAAGAATATACAAGACTTGTTGCATTTCTTGACATTAAGTTTTTGTTTAATTTATATGTACATTCCATATTTTTCACCTCTTATTATATTATAACACTCTCCACCGAAAAAGTCAAGAAATTAATTAAAAACTTGACTTTTTTAATTTTTTATGTTATGATAAAAGTATCAAAGAAAAGGAGTGTGAAATACATGATAGAAAAACAGCAAATCGACTGGCAACAGTTAAAACAGCATTTGGGCTTCTTATATAATTATAAAATGGATATTCCATTATTAGAAGATAAAGAGAAAAATGCTGATATGGTAATTACCAGAATTGTCGTAAAGTTTCTCCAAAAATATGGTAGACTATTGAGACTTAAATACACTTTTATAGTAGATTATAGAAATGACGCTTATTCTTTTCTCGCCTACCGTATTATAAGAAGTGCTGCTTCGGCAATAAACAGCGACATCGACCTTCGTATTCTTGGAGAGGCGAAGACCGAAGAGGAAAAGAATTTCTTCAAAGATGTTCCAACAATTGGTTGGAGAAAAGTGAAGAAGCACAAGAAAGCCGTAATAATAACAGCTTTCAATCCTATTTATAATGTATCAACCGCAGAGAATTTCTCTAACATTTTTATTGAAGTATTTAACCCTTTGGAATATGTTTCTCCTTATGACTTGGAAACAATACAAGATTTCTATATTGATAAAGATTCTTCATTATATATAGAAAATATCGGAAGGAACACTGAGGAGCTGGAAGGTTGGTATGAGTTTTATGAGCATCCGCTTGATGAAACTTGGTATCCAAAGGACATAAGGGTGAATGACAAGTTGGCAATAGTTTTCTTCCTTTCAGGAACAGGAGATGACTTTCCTGCTTACGATGAAATACTTAAATGCGCCGCCGAAGGTGAAATCGTGTTATATGTTATCCCAGAAGGAAAAGAGGAGTTTGTTAAAAGTTGCCTTGCACCACACGTGCCAAGCGCTTACTTACCAAACAAACTTAATATGGTAACAGAGGAAACGGCGACACAAATAAAAAAAATTGATGATGAACTGGAAGCTTATTACGCCGTGTTTCCTGTTCGTAGAGGGGAGGAGAACAATGAAAATAGCAATAATTAATGGCAGAGGAACAAGCGGAAAAACAACTTTTGAAACAATGGTTAAAAAGGTTGGCAAAGCGAGAGACTACAATATTGAAATTGTATCAACAATTGATTATGTAAAAGATAAGGCAAAAACATTCGGATGGGACGGCGGCAAATCACCAGAGGATAGACGCTTTCTCTCAGACCTTAAAGATGCCCTTACTCGATGGGACGATATACCGTATCAGATTGTAAAGCAAAAGATTGAATTGAATGAACAGAATGGCACTGATTTATTATTCATCGATTGCCGCGAGCCAGAAGAAATAGCTCGTTTCGTTCGTGATTACAATGCTCTCACAGTTCTTGTTCAACGTGGCGAAATTGTGCCGCTTGGCAATCCTGCGGATGATAATGTTGAGCAGTATCAATATGATATAATTATTGATAACAGCAGAGGACTTGATGAACTTTTACAAGAAGCTACAATTTTTGTTGAAACTTTTATCGACGAGAACAATTGACTTTTTTGAAAATTTATTTTATAATAAAAGCGTAATCTTTTTAAGGAGGAACTTATATGAGTGATATGAGTGTAATTATTGATGGTTTTGATTTTTGGAATATGACACCACAGAAGTATTATGCTTTCACTGCCGCATTTAAAGGTGATAAGAAAGCTAAGGCTAAGGAACTGGTAATGTCTGATAAATATATTGGTAGCCGTAAAATGGATGGAGCCTGGGCAATGATTATCAAGGACATGGACGGCAACTTCCATATGAGAAGTCGTACAGAGTCAGTAAATGGCGGCTATCAGGACAAGGCAGAGTGGATTCCACATATTTGTAAGGAGCTAAGTTCCATTCCTAACGGTACCGCTCTCATTGGTGAAATTTATTTCCCTGATAACGAAGGTAGCCGTAAGATAACTTCTGTTCTTAACTGCTTAAAGGACAAGTGCCTTGAACGTCAGAAGAAGAATGGTTATCTCCACTTTTACGTATTCGATGTAGTTGCTTGTAATGGTAAAAGCTTAATTGATACTCCTATTTCTGAAAGAGTTAATACATATCTTTACTATGAATTACTCGACGTTCTCAGACATAACGACTATGTTGAAATGGCAGAGTATGTAAAAGGTAAGGAACTTTGGGAACTTTATGGACAGATTATTGCCGCAGGTGGCGAGGGCATTGTTATTACCAGAGAAGATTGTCATTATCTTTGTGGTAAGAGAACAGCTTGGATGACCTTGAAGATGAAGAAGGAACTCGAAGATACAATCGATGCTTTTGTTGACGGCGACTACAAAACTCCAACTCGTCTCTACAACGGCAATAAAATGGAGACTTGGTCTTACTGGGAGAACACAAAAACTGGTGAGAAATTCAATACTTGTCAGTTCGGTCTTTTCTGTGCTGGACATCCTGTTGAGCCAGTTACAAAGCCTTACTACCACGGTTGGGCAAGTGCCATTTCCTTCTCCGTAATGGATGGTGACAAGCCTCGCCACATTGCTTGGATAAGCAACATACCAGACGAGATAAAGGAAGGCATTACCAAGAATCCTGACAAATGGGTTGGTAAGGTAGCAGAGTTAACTGCTATGGAGATTGAGCATATCGATAATGATTACACTCTCCGCCACGGTAAAATTGATAAATGGCGTGATGATAAGAAATCCACAGATTGTGAGTATGGACAGCTTATTAAGTAAAAAGTTGGATGAAACCTCATTTAAAACCACATAATTATAGTAAGGGTAGAATTTAGTTCTACCCTATTTTTTTACAGTGAGGTGAAATTAATGAACGACAGATTTGACGATTACTGGTATCCAGAGTAGACTACTGGTCCTGTTATGCCGCCACCTGGTGCAATTCCTCCACCAAAGCCGCATATCGAACCTGCTTTTGGTCCAGTTCCTTGTCCTCCTGGCACATAGGAAAAGATTAAACCGCTTGTGCCGCCGCAGTGTCATAAACCGCCAATACTCGCGCCAATACCTCATAGACTACCTCCAAAGCATACGCAAGTACAGCCTCGCTGTTTTACTTGTCGTCATTTTAAGATGTGCAGCTTTAAGAAAGATTATCTTAAAACAATTACTTTGATGTAGAACATACTTGGCGCCCCATAGGCAGATTATGAACTTACTGACAAATATATCACGATTCCAGACTTTATTGGATTCCCACTTGTTCATGCCGAGAAATACTTACCAAAAGAAGTTGTATTTGATAATACAGATGGAAAGGGTAAGTTGTTCCTTGCTAAGTTCAATGGTATTAATTATGTAAATGTGGTTTACCTTGAACACAATCATTACATTCTTATTCAGCTTAACTATGATAAGGATTCTGACCTTTATGAGTTAAAGTCATGTAAGGAAGCTTTCTATGGAGTTGAATATGACTTGAACAAAGATTCACTTGAAGAAATGTAGCTTGGTCTTATTGAATGGAGAGAAAAGATTATCAATGCGGTCATGCCGCCACCTCCTCCAAGAAAAGACATTATCAACACAACTCATTTCTCTGCTATGCTGAATTGCGATATGTACGAGTGGAACAAAGAAACATTTGAAGAAGCTGTTGATAGAATGAAGAGAGAATATCCTTTCGGTATTCCAATTGATGATGAAGGTCATGGCTTCTATCATATTGCTACTTTCCACATTGCTGATGGCGAAGTTCCTTATTCTCCCCTTATTTAGGAGAAACCCTATTTTCCACCTAAGCCACCAAAACAGCCTAAACCTACCAAAAGATATGGAGATATGTAATGTCCAAAGGCGAAGATAAAATTGAAAGATTACTACGTGCTCATAAAGTTTCTTATAAAAGAGAAGTGAGTCTGCCAGATTTAAAAAGTCTGAAAGGTAATCTATTAAGATTTGACTTTGCGGTATATAAAGGTAGAAGTTTGGTATGTTTTATAGAGTTTGATGGAAAATAGCATTTTGAAAGAGTTCCCTATTTTTAGAGAACCATATTCGAGTTTAAACAGACTCAAGAGTGGGATAGACGTAAAAATGCCTACTGTTTGAGAAAGAATATTCCTCTGATAAGAGTGCCATATTGGGATTACGATAATCTCACTTTTGAGTCTTTATTTACTAACCCCGCTTATAGGGTTAAAGATAAATTCCACAATGACTTGCTAAATCGGAGGTGAATAAGGTGAACGAAGTAATTATCGCAGCTATCGCCGCAGGACTTGGTGCTGTTATTACAGCGGTCGGCAAAGTAGTAGTTGATATTATTAAGGCTAAAAAAGAGCCTGATGAAGCTGATGAACAGCTTAAACAAGAAATGGATGAAGAAAAGAGAAAGAATGATGCGGCTATCGAAATGTTTACAAAATTTGCAGAGGACATTAAGAACTCCGTTGAGGAGCTAAGGAGTGAGCTTACTGAAAAGCTTGAGGCAATGGATAAAAGAATTGAAGAATACCGTCACGAAACTCGTGAGATAAATAAATCCGAAGTGAGACACTCAATTACTTAGATTTATTACGAGCATTGTGATGATAAAACACTTGATTTGAATACAAAGAATGACCTGTGTTCTTTATATCAGACATATAGTGCAATTGGAGGTAATTCATTTGCACACGAACTTTATAATGAAATGATGACTTGGCAAGTTAAATGAGTATGAGGGCGAGCAATCGCCCTCTTTTTCTTGACTTTTTTAAAAATTTTTGTTATAATTATTGTAGAAAATTTGAAAGGAGCAAGAAAATGGATTACGAAATGATAAAATGTCAGTATTGCAAATATGCGAGAAAAGCAGAAAACAAAGAATATGTTGGCTGCGCCGCCACGCTTGGAACTGATAAAATTGACTATACGAATGATGAAGACTTACTTAACTTTTATGAACGTGATGAAGTAGCAACTGGATGGGTTAATCTTCATTGTTACCCTGGTGGCACAAGTTGGCTTGGTATGATTACAAGTCGAATTCCATGTTTTAAGCCGAATGATAGTTGTAAACATTTTGAATTGAGAGGAGATTATAATGGGTAAATATATTATATACAGTGATGGCGCTGCAACAATGAGGAAAGTTGATGGTGAGTATGTACGTGAAGCAGGCGGCTTTGCATTTGTTATGCTCAATGAAAATGAAGAAGTTATCATGTCAGCTTACGGCGGCGTACCAGAGACAACAAATAACCGCATGGAACTTCAGGCTATCAATCGTGCTCTCAGAAAACTCGTGTTTATGAAGATAGCTGGTGAGAAAGTTGAGGTCTATTCTGACTCTGCCTATTGTATAGGGATATTCACAAGCTGGATAAAGAGCTGGAAGGCTAACGGTTGGACAAGAGGAAAGAAACACGAACCCATTGAAAACGTAGATATCATAAAGGAAATTGATGAGTCTATTTCTATCCTTAATAAGAATTTCTGTGAGGTTGAGTTTATTAAGGTTAAAGGACACGCCAATGTAAAGTGGAATGAGTATGTCGACAGATGCGCCGTTCAAGGTAAGCTTCGTTCTGGCTCACAGAATTGCCGCCTTTACATTGAAGGATATTACTTCGATGAGAATGGTAAAGACACACCAAAGAGATGATTTTGATAAAATCAGATGATTTGATTCGAATGACCTGAAATCGTTGGAATCATCTTGTCTGATTTTTACTTTATATTTACCAAAACTTGACTTTTTTGTTAAGATATGGTAAAATAAAAATATAAAATAAAAAAAAGGAGTAAAAGAGCATGGTTACACTTTATTCAACAGGAGTTACACTTTATTCAACAGGATGCCCTCGCTGTAAGATTTTAGCAAAGAGACTCGATGCAGCAAATATCCCTTATACTATCAATGATAATATGGAGGATATTGAAAAGGTATGCGAAGAGATTGGCACAGATATGGTGCCTATTCTTGCAGTTGAAGAACTTGGCGAAGGAGAAACACTTATGAAGTTCACATACATGGACTTTGAAAATGCAATGAAATGGGCAGGTGAGCAGACTAATGCAGTATAAAGTAAATTAGATTGGTAAGAGAGGTACACATAGAAATTTCACTATTCAGTGGAACGCTCTCTTTAATGAGTTTGGAACAGAAATGGGTTATCTTAATGGCGTCGGTGATGAACAGCTCTCATACGGCGAATTTATGGATAACTTTATTGGAGAAGATGTAGTTGCTGATGTAAGTATTGACTCTAATGCCAATGTTAAAAGAAAGGATATTGTTACACTTTTAACAGAAATGCCTAAGCCTCATAGAAAGGTTATGGCTTTCCAAAAGATATATTCAGAGATGCAGAAGTTCTATGGTTTTAAGGCTGCTAATGAGTGGCTTCGTAGAGAATGGATTGGAGAAATCTATATGCACGACGGAGATACGGCAACCTTTAAGTCTTATTGTTTTGCATATGATTTAAAGGATTTGGCTGAGAAGGGACTTTACTTCCTTGGCAAGTCTTTCAACGCAAAGCCTCCAAAGCACTTGACAACTTTTGTTGACTTTGTTAAGGAGTTCATTAACTTTGCAAGTAATAGAACTTCGGGTGAATTTGCTGCGCCCATATGTTTCTTTTCTGCTTACCAGCAGGGTCGCATTTGCGGCTAACGGGGGAGGCTAAGTGAATGGATAATTCATATGCTAATCCCGTGGGAATCATTAGAAAAGATATTTACATTATTAAAAATGATATAAATACTAAGGTATATATAGGACAAGCCTTAGATACAGAAAAAAGATTTAAATCTCACTGTAAAGGAGATTATGATAACTCTTCAATAGATAAAGCAATTCAAAAATATGGCAAAGAACATTTTTGGTTTGAAATTCTTGAATCTCAAATTGAAAATTATAATGAACGAGAACAATATTGGATTAAATATTATAATTCAAAGAAACCTTTTGGGTATAATATTTTGGATGGAGGAGATAGCCCTCCTATTTACTATGGAAATGAACATCCTAATGTAAAAATTTCTGACGAAGAGGTTTTAAAACTTAAAAATAATTTAGCAAAAACTCAAATTCCATTATCTCAATTAGCAGAAAAATATAATATTTCAAAAAAGCAAGTTCTTAGAATTAATCAAGGAATTAGCCGAGCATCGTTGAATGAATCTTATCCGATAAGAAAAAATCCAAATATAAATGGAAAATTAACAGAAGAAGATGTTGATGACATTATTAACATTTTAAAATATACTTATCGTTTTAATGGAGATATTGCTAGAGAATATGGAGTTGAAGTTCATACCATTTCAAAGATAAATTCTGGTACGACTCATCGTCGAGATAATATCCAATATCCAATAAGAAATTGGAAAAGTTCTGGAGTTATTTTATTTACCTATGAACAAGTTACAGAAATTATAAATGCTTTATCTAATACTTCAGAAAGTATAAATTCAATTGCAAAAAGATATAATGTAGATAGAAGAGCCATTGAAAATATCAATCGCGGCACTTCAAAAAAATATTATCGTGATGGACTGTCCTATCCATTACGAAAATTCTAATGAAGCCTGTATCGACTATCCATGTTAAGTGGAGTACTCTCACTATTGGTACGTGAGGGGACAGAGAAACACTGCGACAAAGGTCGTAGGAAAATCCAGTCAGTCCCGATAGAAATATCGGAGTTCCGACGGCAGTCGGATTACCTAATCTTATTCCTTATATGTACTACTTTTGGAATGAGGATAGAAAGAGTGCTTATCTTGGTATCAATGATTCTGAAGCATATGCAAGACAGAATATTCAGAGATTCATATACGCTGTAAATCAGCCTTGTGTAAGGGATAGAATCTAATTAGAACTGTCCATTTATTACTTTTCCAGTAATCACTGGGGTCACTTAAATAGTGGCTAACGAGGGAGCCTGGAGCCCCTGTCGGGAGACATAGGTATGGTAATCTCGTGGGAATCGTTTAATTGCTCTAATAAATAATTATAAAGGAGGTGAAATGAATGGAAAAATATATTTACATAATTACAAATGATATCAATAGTAAGGTTTATATTGGTCAATCAAATGACCCTAAACATAGATTTAATCAACATTGCCGCCCTAATAGTGATAATAGTTTAATAGATTTGGCTATACAAAAATATGGTAAAGAACATTTTACTATGTCAATATTAGAAGGTCCAATAAAGAATTACAATGAACGAGAAAAATATTATATTCTTAAATATAATTCTTTAAGACCAAATGGCTATAATATTCTTGAAGGAGGAAATGAACCACCTCTATTTAAAGGTATTGAACATCCTGAAGCAAAATTTAAAACTGATACTGAATTAGAAAAAATTGTTTCAGATTTGAAATTTACAAAAAATAGTATAAGAGATATTGCTAAAAAGTTTAATGTATCTTCTTCTTGTGTAAGTGATATTAATTTAGGAAATACTTACTACAACTCAAATAATGAATATCCACTAAGAAAAAATCCTAATCCGACTGGTAAACTTGTCCAAGAAGATATTGAAGAAATTATTTATGCTTTAAAATTTAGTTATTCTTCTTATGAAGATATCGGAAAAAGATATGGGGTAGAAGGAAGAACTATTTCAAGAATAAATAATGGAACTTATCATAAACAAGACGATATTTCTTACCCAATTAGACAATACCGAGCTACAAAAAATGCTGGTCAATTAACTTACCACCAAGTTTCAGAAATTATTGAGTTAATTTCTACAACAAAAATAAGTTTAAGACAAATTGCATTGCAATATAATGTAGTTCCAAATATAATAATTGGTATTAAAAACGGTTCAACAAAAATGTATAGGAGAGATAATCTTATCTATCCACTTAGAGCAAATAATTAAACGAAGCCTGTATCGACTATCCTCGCGAAGAGGAGTACCTCCGCTATTGATACGCGGCGGGAAAGAGTAATATTACTTTTAACTAAGTAATAAAAAATAGTCAGCGCATAATGAAAATTATGATAACGTGGGTCAGCAGTCTGCCTTTACAAATACTTCTGTATTTGACAAAGAATATCTTATGGCTCTCTTTGGCGGAGCAGAGTTTCCTAATGGTGAAGCTATGTATGACCATATGGACGGCATTATGGACTTCCAGAAGCTTTACATGGATGTAATGGCAGAAACTCGTAAGGAGAATATGTTTACTTTCCCTGTAAGCACTATTTCTATGATAAGAAAAGACGGCAAGTTCAAGGATGAAGAGTTCGCTGAATGGGCTATTTGTCATAATATGAAGTGGAGCGATTCTAACCTCTTTATTGATGATAACGTATCAAGTCTTTCTAACTGTTGCCGCCTTAAGAGTGATATCCGTGACCTCGGCTATTTCAACTCTATTGGTTCAACAGCATTGAAGGTCGGCTCTATTAAGGTTAATACAATTAATCTCGCAAGACTTGCTCTTGATACAAATACAAAGGAAGAGTATCTTGAAGAATTGAAAGCAAGAACACTTTGTGTAGTTCGTTCACTTCATGTTGTTCGTCATATTATTAAGAGAAATGTTGAAAAAGGATTGCTTCCTAACTTCTCTTATGGACTTATTGATTTTGAACATTTATATAATACAATCGGATTTATCGGTATTTATGAAACAATGAAGAAGTTCGGTTGTACATATCATGATAAGCTTGGTAATACATATTACACTCAGGAGGCCGCAGATTTCGGCGAACTTATCTTTAAAACAATTAGAGAAGTTGCTGATAAGTTTCTTGAAGACGGCGGATATGACTACAAGATAAATACAGAATAGATACCTGGCGAAAATGCCGCTGCAAAACTTATGAGAAAGGATATGTTCTTCTATCCTGACGCAGATATTTACGACCTTCCTCTTTATGGTAACCAGTTTATGCCGCTTGGTATTAAGGCTACACTTAAAGAAAGAGTTCGTGTTCAAGCTATGTTTGATAGCTTCTGTAATGGTGGTTGATGAAGATTGAGCCACCTTAGTAATAAATTGTGTGAACCTTGTCTAAGGGTGTCCTTAATTGGGCTAACGGTGAAAGGAGACTAACACCGTGCCAAGCTTTTAAAGCGGGTGTAACGACTATGGGTGATGAATGTAGCCCAGTAGGAGTAGAGATAGACACTACTTCCAAGCGCACAACTTACAGTGGAGGGATTGCCCACCAAGTAAGAAGAGATAGTCTAAAAGGAGGAATATAAATGAAATGTAATCAATGTGGGAAGGATATTCCCATAACAAATCAACATCCTATTAACTATCATGGTATTCCTATGATAGTTTGTGGAAAGCATTATTCACAGTATATAAAATTTGGGAAATTCTTAGACGAAAGTCAAAAGACTTGTTTCGATTCTAATGAATACGAAATTACAGAAGAAGGAACTTGGATTTATTGTTTTAATAGAAATAATGAACCTTCTGGTAAATTTCTTATTGATACAGAAGATTTAGAAAAAGTTTTATCAAGAAAGTGGAGATTTTGGAAAGGTCAATATTTTACTGGAAATTATCAGCCAATTCAAATTCATCGTTGGTTATTATCTCCACCTGAAAATATGGTTGTTGACCATATAAATGGAAATCGAGCAGATAATCGAAAAAGTAATTTAAGAATTATTCCCCAATCAAAAAATTTAATAAACAAAACTATTTTATCTAATAACAAATCTGGGGTAGCAGGTGTGTGTTGGGATAAACAACGCAATAAATGGACCTCAGAAATACGCATGGATGGAATTAAATGCTATCTTGGTAGATATGAAAAGTTAGAAGACGCAGTTTATGCAAGATATAGTGCTGAACTAATTCTATTTAAAAATTTTCGTTCTACTCGAAATGATGATAAAATACTTGAGTATGTGAATAATTGCAAGAGACAAGAAGAACTTAAGGCATATGTTGAAAAAAGATTACAAGAAAAATATTCTATTTAAGTCAATTCTTCATGCTAATATTGATGCTCCATTTAAGAGTTATGAATCAGCAAGGAAGATGGTTGAGTATATCGCTGACCAGGGCGTTACTTACTTTGCTTTCAATACAAAGATTCAGGTTTGTGAAGATAATCATGCGTTCTATGGAACAACTTGCCCTGTTTGTGGTAAGCCAGTAGAAACAGAATATACAAGAATAGTTGGTTTTATGGTTCCTCTTACATCTTGGACTGCACCACGTAAGGCAGAATACAAGATGAGAGAGTGGGGTAAGACTGCTAAATGGGAAACAAATATGGAAGTAGAGGTTGATTATGAATAAAGTTATTATCGCAGGTTCGAGAGATTTCGATAATTATGTTTATGCAGAAACAAAGCTTTTATCATATTTCAAAGAGAATGGTATTCACAGCACCGACATTGAGATAATCAGTGGCGGTGCACGTGGTGCCGATAAAATAGGAGAAAAATTCGCTAACAGATATGGTATTAAGCTAACTGTTTTTCCTGCTCAATGGGATAAGTATGGTAAAAGTGCGGGCATGATAAGAAATGCCGAAATGGCACAGTATGCAGAAGGAGGAATATTGTTTGCTTTTTGGGACGGAGAGTCTCGTGGAACAAAGAATATGATTGATACTGCGAAAAGAAATAAAATGACAGTTGTTGTCTTTGAGTATTGGAGGACTAATAGTGGAGAAATTAACTAAAGAAGAGCTTGATAGACTTATTAAAGCAGTCCAAAATAGCAAAGGATATATACCGCCAAAATGTTATATAACAAGATAGCGTCTTGAAAGAATGATAGAGGCAGGACTTGCTCCTCCAGATATCTTTGATAATTTGCCAGTAAACGCTATTATAATAGGAGAATACAATGAAGATAGTAAATCTAATTGATGAAGACTTTTGTCAATATAAAAAGCCTTCAATGTTTATAGGTTTTCCAACTTGTTCATTTAAGTGTGATAAGGAGTGCGGCAGACCTATTTGTCAAAACTCTGCTCTCGCCGCCGCCCCATAGATTGAAATGGACGCCGTGGAAATTGCAAAACGTTATTACGAGAATCCTATCACTGAAGCTGTCGTATTTGGCGGACTTGAACCATTTGACTCTTTTGCTGATATGGTAGAATTGATATCACACCTTGTATGTTGTCATACTCTCTATCCAGACGAACCCAAGCCTGATATAGTTATATATACTGGATATCGTGTGTGGGAAATCAAGGATAAAATCAAAATGCTTGATATATATAGGGATATGAATATTATAATTAAATTTGGTAGATTCATCCCAGACCAAAAATCTCATATGGATGAAACACTCGGAGTTGAGTTGGCAAGTCCAAATCAATACGCTTTACCATTAAAAACTATAATTCACAGTATAGAAGTTAGCGAGAATTATAGAAAATTAATAATTGAAGGGTTATCAGAAGACTTAAAGGAGGAAAAGACTCATGAAAATAAATGATGATAAGGTTTTGGTTGCAGAGATACGTGATGCTCTTAATAAAAATAAAGAACTCTATGGGGAGCGTTTCTGCCCTTGTGTACCATCATATAAATATTGCACACAGAATGCCAAAGATTATGTATGTCCCTGCAAAGATTTTCGTGAAAATGTTAAAGAAGGAGATACTTGTCATTGTGGACTTTTCATAAAAAAAACGGAGCTGATACTAATGGATAAATGTAATTTCTGTATTTGTAAGACTTGCGCTCTTGCCTATTATAATGGCGGTGCGCCCGGATGCGGCGATTGTTGGATGTGCGAAAACATATCAGAAGAAAAGGGAGTAAGAAGCTGTTACGAATATTATAATGCAGACGAACGAGAGAAAAAACCATGTCCATACGATGAGAACGAAAGTCAAGATTAAAATCTTGACTTTCTTTTTATTTTATGTTATAATTTAAATGTAATATGATTAAGGAGGAATTTAGATGGCAGATAATTATGGCATTGATTCTATAAACCATTTGGAAACTCGAGAAGCCATGCGTACACGTATACAAATGTATCTTGGCTCAGACACAACAGATGGTATCTATCAAGCACTTAAAGAAATTATTAACAACTCTACCGATGAAGCCCTCGCTGGCTATGGTGACAGAATTGAAGTCAATGTTGACGAAGAGAAGAACAGCGTATCTGTTCGAGACTATGGACGTGGTGTTCCTTTTGGTATAAAGAATGGCAGAAATATTCTTGTTGCTATTTATACTGAAAGCCACACTGGCGGTAAGTTTGATAAAAATGCTTACAAGAATAGTTCTGGTCTTAACGGTATCGGTGGTACAGCTGTATGTATGAGTTCAGAATTTTTCAATGTGCGTAGTATTCGTGAAGAGAGATTCGCAGAAGCTATATTTGACAAGGGTATTCTGAAGGACTATAAGGAAGATTCACTTGCAAATATTGGTGATGTAACTAAAGAAAGAAGAAAGAACGGCACTCTTGTCTACTTTAAGCCTGACAAGGAAGTATTTCAAAATATGACTGAAGGCTTTTCTTATGACAGAATATGTGAGGAAATAAAGAACATTTCTTACCTCAATAAGGGTGTTCACTTCATCGTCTCAAATGAGAAGGGCAAGACTCAGGAGTTCTATTCTGAAAACGGTATTGCTGATTTCATCAGAGATAAGGTTGAAAGTCCTCTTATGAAGGCTCCAATCATTGCGTCTGCTAAAGACGAATATGATGAATTGGAAATAGCTTTCATGTGGACTGGTGACCCTTCACAGGAATACGTATTCGTTAATGGTCTTTACTGTCCTTTTGGCGGCTCACCTATTACTGGTGCGAAAAGAAAAATCACCACAAAGATTAAGTCTTTAAGTGGTAAGAATTTTGACCCTGAGATTATTCGTAGAGGTCTTATCTTCGCAGTAAACTGCCGCGTTGTTAATCCTTCTTTTGCTAACCAGACAAAGAATAAGATTAACAACCCAAACCTTGCCA